GTAGCCGTCCGTGCTAAAAAAACCCCCTGTGAACGTGAACCTTTAGAGCTATTACAGCGCTTGCAGCAAGCGATCATATTCTCAAGGCTGATTGGATCGCCTCCGTGTTTGATTGATTGGATATGGTCTACGGTGGTGGCATCTTGCCCACAATACGCACAGGTCCAGCCGTCTCTGTTGAGCACCACTAACCTTTGCGCTTTGTATTTCCTAGTAAGTCTTGGGTCTTGTCTACCGTGCACCATTAGTAATGACCAGTCCTTCGGTGATGTTCCCAAGCCTGGCAAGGAGTCGAATGACGGTGTGCGATATAGCGCAGTCCTATGTCTATCTGCCTATATGGGTCGCGTTCTTTAAGTCTAAGCATCTGTGGAATACCAAAGGCTGTTGATTTAGGATTATCGGCTCTTGGGTTCCACATTGACTCACGATTCCACAACAGCTCCAAACATCGATATTGCTTTGCATCTAATAGTTTGAAGTGTGCGTATAACTTATAGTTATTTATGTCTTTTGGTGTGTTTATAGCTGAGGCTGGTGTTGTGCCTAATACACAGAGCGCACCCAATAGCACCAAACAGCGCCTGCGAGCTACACGCCTCAGCGGCTCGCCAGCGCGTATGGAGCGTATCGTATAGGTCAAGTACAACGCAATTATGTGGATAACTTTAACGGGTTGCCGGCGTGTTGTCCACAGGTTATCAGGGGTTGTGGATAACTTATTCATCGAACTCTACCTAACTTTGAACGCTCTAATGCAGCTACTGATTTAGGACCCATCGCGAACATAATGGTCAAGTATTGAATCTGCGCGAAGCTATTACCACGTACGAACTTGAGCGCCGGGTCCATACACATAACGCCGTCCGCCTGATCCCACGCCTGCTTGAACCAATTAGCCTTAGACGTAGGTACTAGACATATGCCATCGCCGTGTTCTATGAACTTCTCGATCCATTTACGCGGTGACGAGTACGGCAAATTCATCCAAACCGTACCCTCCCAAGGCGAAGCCAAGCCGTCATCGATAATCGTGTAATGGCGTTTGGCCGGAATCCACGGAATACCGCCTTCAGGCGCAGCCACGTCTAAATCGAACTCAATACCCAAAGCCTCGAATATGTGGGATGGCGTGTAATAGTCATCGGATGAACCCGTATCAATTAGGTTGTACCCGAACTCCATATCTAACGTCTCGGTCATTATTTACCCCACACAATCTCGGAATTACCCTGGTTGAAGGTCATTATGACTGAATGGAAGCTTGAGCCTTTGCGTAGCTCACCGGCCTCGTCATAGTACGCAATACGCCTGGATGGTACGTACACGCTTGGATATCCATATTCTCTGTATAGGTTGTGCCGGTTTACGCCACCAAGCGCATCAATAGGTAGCACCAATACGCTTTTTAGGCCGTATTCGTACACCTTGCGAATTATCTTGTCTTTGATGCTAAACGGCGGATTGGTAATAATGTAATCGGCTATATGGAATTGACCGTCTATGAAGTCTTGTATGCCATATATGACGGTGTGCTCCATCGCCTGTAATGTCTTGACGAAGAGGCTATTCTCCGAATCAAACGGGCACAAAATTAGCGAATTAGGCTCCGGGTCTAATAGCTCGATAGCGATATCCACGGTCTCCTGGCTTGTATACCATTCATCCGAATACACGTTCTTTGTGATTCCATTTAATGTCATTGGTCCTCCATTAAACAGACACCCATAACGCCGCACTTGGTGCATTGTAGGGTTTTAACGTTAGGAGGCAGGTTGTCGGTAATTATCCGCTCGATCTGTTCGGTTACCTTCTTGCATTTACGGCACTCGTACTTATATGTAGTCATTAGGCCCTGCAATCTGCACAAAGCCACATTACGACCTCGCCGGATACATCGCGTACATTGAATCCCCCCAGGCCTGTCTGCCATTTTTTACATTGTTCGCAATATTGCGCAGCTACGATCGTTATATCACCGTTGTCGTGGATCGTGGTTGCGTAGCCGTCCTTAATGAATGTCAATTCTCCCATTACAGTTTTACCGCCTCGTCTATGTGTAAATACGCGACTGTCTTATCAACGGGTATGGTCTTGTTAAACGTTGAGGCCGGCAGCTTTCGCGTAGTCCAGGTCACCTTTGTCTTGCGTAGGTTGAACGCATATATGCCTTTAGGCGTTGAATTGATATAAAACGGCGTAAAGCCTAGTTTGTCCGCCTGCTGTACAAGTGACTCGTGTTTATCCTTTTCCAGGATTAGCTCGTCATAATGTACCTGGCGGCATTTGAGCTCGATTATTAACCGATAACCCTGGCTGGTTGCATCGATGTATTCGAAGGCATCGCTACTCATTTCCAAATCCTCTAAGTAGCGTGTCTTGATGTAATCAAATAGCCCGGCCTCTGTAAACTCGTTCGCCATTTTTATACCTGGGGCTTCCACTTGCCATCGCTGGCAAGGACGTACCAATTCGGGTTGCATTGGTTAGCCCGGTTCTTTTCGGTGCACTTGTACGCGGCCCACGGCTTGCCTGTGGTCTTGGCCGTTCCCTCGGCCCAAACCATCGTGCCGTGCGGACAGCGCGGCGCTGCAGCTACTAATTCACCGCCTAGATTCGCTGCGATATCGGTTATAGCTGTGGCCATTGTGGGAATGTCCTCAATGGCAGCCTTAGTGCTCCAGGGATCGGAATCAGCCGGCAACACCTCGACCTTTTCCATATCCTGACGTGTAGGCCGTCCAGCATCGCTAGGACTCAAAAGCCCGATAACGCGCCCATAAGCCGAAGTGACAGTATCCTCTACAAGCCAGCGTTTCATATTGTTTGGTAGTGAGGCCACGTTGCCATAAGCGTAATCCACGGCACTCGGTACGTGGTCCTCAAACTCACGGTATGCCTCGGCCCTAATTAGAATCGTGCCCTTGGCTAAATCAATATCCTCAATAATGGCAACCAATCGGCCTGACGGGAACTCGGACCGGAAGCGTTTAATCCTGCTATTTACATCCTCGTAATTGTCTAAGAATCCCATTTAGATTAGCTCCTTATCTTTCAGAGCCTGTGCGATAGCCCGGCCGCGAATAAAACCTTCGCCGTGCCCCTGGCGGTAACCGATGGAATACCCGATCACCATAAACATAAAGCCCATACCGCAAGCGGCAAGGCTGATTAATAGGTCCATACTGTTCATTTGTTCGCCCTTTGTTAAGGCCGAGCAGCTACCAAACCGAGTAGCCCTCCCGGCGTTTGTTGTACCAGTATGAGGCCTGGCACTGACAAAAGGCAATTATTTGGCTAGGCGTGTCTCCAATAATATTTCATAGATTCGGTCGATCTTTTGGTCCATACGCTCCTGGCGCTGTTCTATGTGGTCAATCCGACCGCGTAGGTTATGGCCCCCGTTGCCGTCAGGCTTTAGCTCGGAAAGGTAATACTTTACAAAGTGACGGATGAGCCCAGCCCCCAGCCCCAAAATGGTACAACTCCCCAAAGTTATACCGACTAGAAGCTGGACTCTTTCCATTACTTCTTTACCCCAAACTGACCTTCGGAAGGTTGGAGCGCTTTCAGTAATGGCCCGATTAGCCCAGCGATGAACGCATTAGCCAATACTTTAGGGTCCGATATCCCGGACATATATAACGCGGCTACGCTAGCGAGCGCAGCGCGACCGTAGGATTTTGCAGCGGCAAGTGCCTGTTCTTTCATTTGGTGCTCCTTAGTGCCCTTAAGGATTTTGGATAACTATAAACCTAAACTCTCTATTAAGGCTTTAGCCTTAACCGGTGTCACATTGACCTCGAAGTGCATATCATCCGGACGGCTCTTAAAATCGCCGCCCCATTTTAGGCCGTACTTCTTAGCCAAGGCCCGAATCATTGGTACCTTTTCAGCCGGGAATGTATCAAACTTACCTAATGGGTGTTTAGTAGCGTTTAGATCGATCGCCGTACCGGATGAATGGCAGCTAAGTTTGTCGGTGGTACCGCGTACCATCCGGAAGGCATAACCCCAATCATCCAAGCCGCCCTCATCGATTGGTTCGATTAGCTCGTGGAAGTCCGAAGCGAAGGCGGCCAAAAGCGGACCCACACTTTCGGCACACCTAAGCTTCAGAGACGTACCCTTTATTTGATACGCCTTGATCTTTATCTCGGCCTGGTCCTTTGAGGCCGGATACCCGTTATAGCTTGTCAGCATTTCCAGGCAGGTTTGGTGTGGATTGTTCCGCTTTGTCTTTGTTTAAGTAAGCCTGATAGTCAGAGTTAGCAGGATCAGCGGTAAAAGATACACGCACTCCGTTTTCCTCATACCAAATTACGCCATTTTCCTCGATTATGTATTGTCTTGTCATTTTACAACTCCGCACTAAATGATACTGAGGCTGCTGCATTGTTTGTATAAACGCGATCTGTTACACCAGATGTCCCGCTTACTTCTGTTCCATTGTATAGCCAAGTTGTTGTCGTTGTTGGTTGGTAAATAGTAAAACTGTTAAAATTATCTGCACCGATTGAATAATAATTAGTTCCAGAAACAACAACTAAACTCGGAGCGATACGCATCGTTACTGGGAATTGGCAAAAAACTCCCATTTCGGTACCTGTAGTATAACGACCGATTCCGAGATTCCCATTTGTTCCGCTATTCCAATTCCAGTAGTACCTCTGGCAGGCGCTAAGTTCTCCTTGAAGTGTTCCTGTCGCAGTTTGGAACGCGGTTGCGACTGAACCTGCCTCTAACTGCCAGCCCCAAAAATCTAAAACCGTAGATGTCGCAACAGATCCTGTAAAATACTGAACATAAAGAAAATTATTTGTTCCAATAGTTTTTCCAGCGATTGAAGGAAGTGTTACTGTGACTGAGTATCTTGTCCAAGATGTAGATAAAGTTGGTGCATAAGAACCGGTAGAAACACTTCCTGAACCGCCTGAACCAAAGTTTTGAGTTATGGTAAAAGTTGGTGAAGTCAATGCACTACTTGCTTTAGCCCAAAATGAAAGAGTTACAGTTTGACCTGCAAAAGTTCTTACATCTTCAATCTTTTGCCCAAACTCAGCATAAGAGATAGTTCCTGATGTAGGAAATGAGTGGCGCAAAAAGTATTGGCTTTCGTATCCTGCAACTGGTGCAGTTCCAGCAGTAAAAGCCTGTTGAGAAACGGTGTAAGTTCCCGCGCTGAAATTCGCATAACCTGTAAACCGATCTGCGCTATAGATTGGAGTGGCTGTTGCAGGACTAAAAGTTGTGCCTCTTTGCCATACATTAAAAGCACCATTAATAATTTTGTTTTTACCTGCTGCATAATCACCTTGCCAGCGCAAGCCTGTTGAAGTGGAACTATCTGCTACGAGTGTCTCGCCGTTTGCGCCCACTGCTAGACGTGCCGGTGTGTCGGCCGCTGTAGCTGTAATTAGATCGCCCTTTGCATCGACGATTGTATTCTGGATTGCGTTAGCATCGTCTGAGGTAACCCAGACAAAATCCATATCTGTATTTGAGTTTTTGCTTAATACCTGTCCGCTGGTGCCGCCCTTGAGATCGACCAGCGAGGCATCGATAGAATCTCCTAATGCCTCGATAGCCGTAGCTCCATCTTTGACCAGATCGGTCGAAGTTGGAACGGGCCAGTTAAAGTTCGGGGTAACCGTTGCCATTATGTCAAACCTCCAAATGCGTTTTCCCACTCAAGTGTAGCGTTTACACCTGTCCAAATGAGGCTAGGCGGGCTTACTGTGTCCCACTGTGGCGCAACCAGTGAGAAATCTGTAGGGCTGAGCGTGAGCGTAATGTCCACGAATTGAGGCGTGGCGCGGATAGCGAAGCCCTCTAAGAATCCATTAAACGACCCGTTAAACATATTGATGGGTAAGTCATTAATAACGATCGGCTCACCAAAGAATACGTTAATGAGCTTATTGCGCTCGGCATCGGGCAGGTCCGGGTTGTCTAGGCGAAAGGTAATACTTTGTAGCTGCTCGCGTGGAATAGCCCGAAGGCCCAGTTCGCGGTCCATTACATCCTCGACGTCGGTTAGGTTGTGGAGGTTAGAACTAACGCTGCGCTGGTACCGGCCGTACGTGGCGATAGAGGCGGCATCCAGGGCCGTGGCCTGATTGTTGTAATTGTTGCCATAATTGAATACCAGGGAATTGCGAATCTTGCCGATCTGTAAAATAGATTTAACCGTTGTCGGTACGGCGTAATTGGCAGACAGCGTGGTATACCCATTCGCCGATAGGTAGGCCGTACGGTGGTCAGCATCGGCATAGCAGACACGACCAGCCTTATCCTCGTACATATTACCCAGTGCGCTTTGTGCGATCTGGGCGCAGAGGTTGTAGCTGCTAAACGGATCGGGCGAGCGTGAGATCATCTCGTAAAGGCCCGGCTGGTCAATCTCGCCCAAGCCCACGTTCTCCGCATCGGCCCAAGTAGTCGTAGGGTTGTAATCCTGCCATTGTAGGGCCGGGGCTACCTCATTCCACGAGTTAATTAATAGCTCGTTTAGAATGTCATAGATCTGATCGCCGTCGTAGGTCTTTGGTAGGGCATCCGGGAACAAGGCCTTGGTCAATTTAGCCAGGGAACCGACAGCCAATATATTACCGATTGTTACAAACCCGACCTCCTCCGGTGAGCGTACGGATATGCCAAAGTCCGATACGGTGCCACCGAATACGGGTACATACGTGCCGGAGCTGTTCTTTAGCTCTAAAGTCAAAATATCGGTAACGTCAATATCGAAGGCCGTATTGTTTACGTTTACGATCTCCATACGGGCATAGCCGGCGTTGCACTGCAGATCGATATCGTCGCGGCCCGTGGCCATCGTTACGCTCAGTACATTGGTGTACACCGTCGTACCGACGGTTATACGCCACTCGGGCAGCCAGGCGCTCACGCTATATACATCCCGGAGCCACGATTGACGGATGTACCGCGATAACTGGATTGGTTAAGTACGTCCTCGACGGCACGAGCGATGGCCTCGGGGTCACCAATACCGGACTCAATTTTAACGTTTATATTAGTTGTAGCGTATTGGCCTAGCGGTCCAGACATTAGTGCCGCTTCGTCGGCTGCATTTTGTAAATCTAATAAATCAGCAAAGGCATTAGCTCGAGCTGCAGCCGAGTCAGCGTATTCTATGATTGCATCAATAGAGCCGCCCTTGGTACTAATGGGCGCAATATAATCGCCTGGCGTAATACCGCTACCAAGCGAGCCGCTTGTCGGTACTCCTACCTTGCCCAATAAGTTTATATATTCTTGTAAAGCCTTGAGTCGTGCATCGTCTGCTGCCTTTTGCGCTGTGGCAACCCGGTCGATCATATTTAACTCTTCGGATTCGCGAAGCTTGGCCAGGGTAGAAGCAGCGTTTGAAGTCTTGCTAAGTGAGGCAAGCTTGGCGATTTCTGTGAGTTGAATCTGTACGCGCTCGCTGTAACTCTCCTTAGCAGCCAATTCACCGGCAGCGGTAATGGCAGCGTTGTATTTACCGAACGCTATCTGGCGAGCGTTTTCCTTATCGCCTTCGGCCATTTTAGACTTATCGATCGCGCTTAATTCATTTAATAGCTGCGTATTAATAGCCAATAGCGCGGCATCGCTAATCTGCTTGATGCCAGCCAATTTAGCCAGATCAGCGTTCTTTTGGAAGGTAGCCAGTTCATTAATCTTTTTGAGCGCCAGTTCGCCGTTCTCGTCCTCGATGGCCATAAGGGCTTCAAGGCGTAACAAGGTCTCCTTGTCATAGGTTGCCTTTAACGCCGCCGCGATAGATATACGGGTTGTATCAAAGACTGCAGCCGCCTTGCTTAAAGCTAATTTATTTTTTTCGGCTATCTGGGCTTTCTTTTGTAATGCGATTAATTCTTTTTGACGCTTTAAGGCTTCCTTGTCCATCTTGGACTTTTCAATATTGGCCTGGATGTTTTTAATATCTTGCGGTACGCCTTGAGGGAATCCACCCTGACGGCCAAGTAATTTATCCACTTGAGTGCGTAGGTTGCCAATAGATAACTTACCTAAGCGATTTTGTACGGCCCGGCTAACGTTGTCGAGGACACCTGCACCAGGCAAGTTAGAGAATAGGTTGCCTAAATCTTTACTTAGTACGGCGATATTAGTAACCAAGCCTGAGATTGAATCAGCAGCATTGTCTACCTTGTCGATCAACTTATCCATACCACCGGATGAAGTGCCAAGCGCAGATACTAAAGACTGGCCGATCTGTTCGCTAGCCTGTTCAGCCGCGATCTTAAGCTTGTTAAGGGAACCCTGGTATGAGTCAGCTGCCTCTTTAGATTGTCCGGCGTATTGCGCTGCAATTAACTTCTCAATTTCTAAATATGATTTTGAGGCCAATTCGGCATTGGTTAAACCAAGGTTTAATTGCTTGAGGCCCTTGTAATTACCCACATACGCCTGGCTTAATATTTTAGTTGCCGAGGCTAAATCCATACCTGTACCGGCTGAAATATCCAGCGCCGTGTTTAGCAGTGACTGGGCTACGGTTGTCGATCTCGTCTGTTGCGCCAATTCGATAAAGGACGGCTGTAGCTGATCTCGGTTGATGCCTGTAGCTCGTTCAACCGCATCGATATAACCCTCGGCCTCTGCCGTTGCAAACGAGAAGCCCAGGTTACGTAAAGCGGTATCCAGGCGCTTGGCTTCGGCTATCTGTTCACCGTATGCCGATACAGCCTTCTTTGAATAGCTCAATAGTGCAGCCGCGCTAAAGGTTACGCCTAGCGTACGGCCCAGGCCTTTGACGGTTTTACCAAAGGCATTGATCTGCTTCTCACCCTTGGTGAGAGCCTTGCCGTTCCATTCGGCTGCGGCGGTAACTAATAGGTTAGGTAGATTGGCCATTATGCAGCCTTCCCGTATCGGCCCTGATTAAAGTTTTCGATCGTTTTCAGGATGGCCATAACGACAGCATCCTGGGCCTTGCCCCGGTCCTCTTTCCAAGCTCTAAAAATCATACGGCCACGCTCGGCTTGTTTGTCACCGTAGAGCGGACCCATTCGGCTGATGAAGTGAGCACCAGCGCCAGGATTGTTGGAGCGGCTATTAGGGTCTCCGCCTGGATTCTTACGGCCAGCGGTTTCATAGATTGAACCGGCAGCGGATTTGTTTGCAACGTAATACAACGCTTGCCAGCCGTTCTTGTTGCGCTTGCTTGGTGCCTGTGAGTAAAAGATACCCTTCTTGGCTTGTTCGGCATCGTACAACGGGAACATACGCAAGCGGCCCTCGGTGTTAAAAGTTCTAAACATAGAATTACGTGCAGTAATTTGTTTACCGCGTGAGCCCTCGGCCCACATATAAAGATTGTCTGGTTGTGGCGAAGGCGCAAAGCCGCGAGCCTTATCCCGGATCGGAATCATAGCTGCGCGGACTTCGGCGTTCATCTCTTTAAGCATTTCGGGATCAACCTTGCGGAGCATTTTAACCGTTTCGCGTACGCCTTTTAGAGCGACTGGCATTTTCGGCCTCCTTGGCTTGATCGTTTAATACCTGTATTAACGTGTCGTACATAGTTCTATCGAGATCTAATATCGCTTGAGGCGCGACCCCGAGCCGTATAGATAACTGTGCTACCTGATACGTCCGG